TCACGCTTTTGCTCCTTGGAGGGGGAACTCATCGGGCAATGTATCACGAAAAGCCAAAAGCACCACGGCGCATTTTGGCGGATTTGCTAATTTCCCTTATCTATCCCGCCGATCAAAACGGAGGGTTGACCGGCACCCACTCACCGGGCGGGAAGTCAGTCAAAAGGCTTGACGGGCGCGACGATTGCACCCTGTGACCGCACAGCCCGAAGTCTGCGCCGAAAACCAAGACCATCTCCCAGTCAAAGGATTCGCCGCGCCACCAATAAAACCCCGCGCGATTCGGCAAGCCTGGATTGATAATTTCAACGATGTCGTCGTCGGTTTCGATCCGTTGATTTCGGCGACCGTTGTCCATGTAGGACTCCCACCGCTCATCGTCCGGCAATCCATCCGGCCCAAGTCCAAACGCAGAATGCTTGTAGACAGAGGCTTGATGTCGAATGTCATTGTAGATGACGATCTTCCCGGCTCTTGTTAACAGGCGGTCGCCAAGGTTGCAGATGTTGAGGTCGATTTCGCTCATTGTTCGTCCTTTCCGTCTGATTGCTTTATACGTGCCGCGCTGTTCGTGGTGATTTCAAGCTGACGCGCCGTCTCTTGAATGTCATCAAGCAGATCCTCCGGCGCTATCGGGGCGGGGAAAACCTGCCACATTCCAAGCTGACGCTTCTTGCCGTCCCGTAAAACGCCCTTAGCTAAATCCCTTGCCGGAAGATTGAAAATGAGGTCAGGATTAGTGAAGTATTGGGCCGGGTTGTTGTCCGGGTGTTCCAAGAAGCCTTCGCCTACGACAGGGGACTCATACCAGATCAACACAGATCGGCATTTCGTCTCGCTCACGGCTCCTCCTTCCGTTGATCCGCGACCTCTTCGTCATCGTCCTCAAAATCCATCGTCAAGACACGAACCTCCCGAGCCGCTTCGCGATACTCAACCAAATGCCAGATTTCGCGGGATTGATTCAGGTTTTGTCGGATTGCATCCAGCTCGTATTCTGCCTCGCCTTTGTTTACGAATGCTCCGTGCCATTGATCTCCCTCGTGATCAATGATGAGCCATATCGGGAAATGTTGTGGCGGGGACGACGCCGGGGGCAGGGAATCAAGACTCTCGCGGTCCCCACCGCCCCGGCCCAAGGCGTCAAGTATCACGCGCCGCGCTGCCGTCACGTTGTCCGACAAAGCGCCGTGGCCCACGTCCTCAACCAAAGCGAGGGTTTCGTCGGCGACTTCGAGCGCATTCCTGTTTTGGTCGCGCTTGGTTTGAAGCCTGCGGATTTCCGCAACTCGGGATTGGTCAAGGGTGCTCATGCTGCAACTTCCCCGGTAAACTTCACCACGAAATCCATGCCGCCGTTTCCAAGCCTCCCAGCGTATCCGGCCGTCAGCGCCATGCGGGCCACGGCTTGGCGTGCGGGTTGCATCGGCCAGGATGGGTAGCATTGCACGATGTCGTCAGGTCCGAAGGCTTCGCCGGAGTGGCGATTGGCAAGGACCGGGATTCCGTAGCTCGATGCCGCGTGCTCGTCGGTCAACTGCCAGGATGGGGTGAGTTGGATCGTCATTTGGTTTTCTCCTTCGCGGAAAGCTTTTCATTAAGTTCTGGATGCGGGGTCCGGCCGTTCGCGCCATAGAAAAAGGCCGTCTCGCCTCCGATAATTTCGTCGGAATCGCCCCACCATTCGTCCCATTGGCCGTTGCTCGCGGCGTCCCAGTCTGGAATTGCCTTCGCGGCCCCGGGCGGCGTGAGGGAAAGCGGCAGCCATTTGAGCCGGTTGTTTGGATAGATCGCGATTTGCCCGTTCTCCAGCTTGATCACGTTTGCCTCCTTGTGCTCCTCCAATAAATCGGCCTCGCCAACGTCAAGGTATCCGAGCCCTTGGCCTTCAGGGAGAAAGTCGAGGGTGAACCAGTAGTGTCCCGCCGTCATCTTGCCGCCCCCAAGGTTGACGATGACCGGCACGTCGGCGAGTTGCGCCTTTTGCCAGCACTCGATTGACCCGCTGAGGCATTCCCACATCTGCACCTTGTGGAGCGGAAGGGCTTCGGCATCGGATTCCTCCGGCTCGCGCCAGTATAGGCAATGGGGCGGGATCTTGTCGTAGCACGCGGCGTAGGCGTCCACCCAGACTTGGAAGGCGAAGGGGCGGTTGCGAAGGGCGCGGGCTGATACCAACCATGCGGGCTCAAACTTCGAGGCGTCGCGTCCAAAGGCGTCGCAGCGGACCCACACGCGAGATTTTGGCAGGTTGACGTTTCTCATGCTTCGGTCTTCGGCGAGCCTCCCCACTCAGGAGCGCACGATTGCCAAACCCACTTCGGGGAACCATGGCTGGAAACGGAGGGCTTGGCGAGAAACGCCCCTGGCACTCGGTCGTCGGCGATCTTCACGATCCATTTGTCTTTGGCGAGCGCTGATATGACCGCCCCGATCCCGGCCTTACATCCTTTCGAGGGCGGCTGCAATCCCATCGGCTCAAGCTCGTCGATGTGCATGGTCGGATTATCCCGAAGGAATCCAATCACGAAGCGTCGGGCGTAGGCTTGATAGGGATCGCCGTTGTTCGCGGCGGCCGTTTTCATCCCGGCCTTCGCGGCTTCCCGCGCGGCGGCCAGGGTCCAAAGGTCAGGTTCGGGTGATTCAAGTGTGGATGTCGTCATGGTTTTAACTGGCAAACAGGGTGAAAAACTCCTCAATCGACTTCACGCGCGGCGTGCGGTCAAGGCAAACGCCCATCTCAAGGTTGCGGATTTTGCGCTCAAGATCGGACTCGCGAATCAGATGCTCGAATCGCGCGACCTCGGCGGCAGCCTCAACCTCGACAAGCTTGGCCTTGGCGGCATTGGCAGCCCGTTCAAGCTGTCGGCATAGGGCCACAGGGCGGAATCCGTGAGGGCATAGCCGGTGGTCCCAGTTGTCCGTGATCGGGGTGTCAGTCCCTGGTGTGTCGTGGATTTTCAAGATCATAGCGCCTTCTGTTCGGCTTACTGGATTCGCGCCACTTGTCGCGGAGGTAGATTGCAGCGCGGACCATGCAGTACCCCAAGAACAGCGCCGTGACACTTGCCATCATTGCGTTGTCATCGAGTGGCTTCCCACTCAGGCGGCACAGCGCCCATGCCGTCGCCCACACAAGGGCCATGACGGGGATCGCCACGATTACGCCAGCCAAGAATACCATTGCAGCGTCTTTGGGGGCTATTCCCACATCGGACCACACAGCCCTAAAAAGCCGAACAAGGCGGTGGAGAGAACCGCTGGAAGCGGCCACGTTTGATTTTGGTTTCATAGATTTATTTCGCTTCCATCGGCCCTCTCACCTTTTTCGTTCTGCTTGAGATTGAAAATACAGCCTTCCTGCCGTGACCGCCTCCGTGATGGAGCCAAACCCGTTGGCTTTCGCAAGTTCGGTGTAGTGGTCCTTGAACTCTTGCAACCGGCGGACCTCGGCGGCGAGGATTCCCATTGCAATTTCAGATCGCGCATACCCCTCTCGCTCAAGGGCAAAGCCAATTTCACCTATGCGATCCCATTCGCCTTCCGCGTAGATGAGCGCCGCCTCCACCAGCCCCGCCTCTCCGTGTTGAGGGGCGGGGGTTTCCCGCGTTTCTGCGGTCACGTCCGCGCTTGTGTCGGCGGCTGACAATTCCGTTTTTGGTGTTTCAATCCGCGCCCCAGGGAAGGGACGACAATCTGCACTTGGTGAAATAGGGTCGTTCATGAGGGGATTCCTTCGCGGTTCAATTCAAGCCAAGCCTCGGCCCGGCGTTTGGCCTCGTCGCGTCCGTAAATGTGGACCGCGAAGCTTTTGGTTTTGGTTACATCGGCAACGGGTAGTAGCGCACGCCAAAACTGCTTGCCGTTGATCGTTGAGAGGCGGACCCGGGCCGTGCCGCCGGTTGGCTTGGATTCCTTCGCGGGCTTTTTGTTCTCGTCGCGCCACTTCCTTGCGGCCTTCAATGCCCCGGACTTTCCGCCGTGCTTGCGGTCAGAGAAGAGCTTCGTTTGCAGGTCGCCTTGGGTTTGGAATCGGACGCGCCACCCGTGCGTGCGGGCGTGGTCGTCGTCGATCCGGGTGATGTGGCGGTAAGCTGCGCGGAGATCTTTCATTGCTAAGGTCGATGCTAAACTTGCGGTAAAAAGTGCCCGCCCCTGGTCATGGCTTAGGCGGTTTCCATCATCTTCGCAATAGCGCGTTCTTCGTCCTCGGCGGACAGAGTCCACGGCTCGCCGTCCATGGTTTCGGCGTCCGTGATCTCGACCGAGTCGCCTTGTCCTGGATATCCGGGATAGTCCCGGGGTTCGTCAAGGATCCCGGTGACGAGGATCTCGCGGTTTTCGCCCTCGTGCTCGACGAAGATGGTGGTGGTGATTTCGGTTCTCATGCGGCAGAAAGTTCGGGTTGAGATTGGAATTCAGATTCCCACGCCGCCGATTCTTCGGCGAGGGCGCGGTCTACGTCGGCGGAGAATGCCTTGAGTCCGGCGAAGAGGTCATCGGTGAATGCGTCGCGCTGAACCTCGATGCGTAGACTGGCAAGACCAGGGTTCCAGTTCTGGTAAAACCACGACGTGCATCCCGTGACGGCCATGCACCCGTGGACTTGATAGAGGTGCTCGTAGGGCAGCACTGCGGCGCGGCGGCGCACGATGTGCGTTGAGGGTTCCGGCACCTTGCTTTCGAGTCCCTTTACCGAGTCGCCTGTGTTGATCAATCCGTCTGGCGAACAACCGAATCGACCGAACTTTGAAGCGCAGAATCCAACCTGCGTCACCTGATGCCCTGACCACGCTTCAAACGCGGCGACGGCATCCGGCTCAAGCTCGGTCCCGCGCCGCATGGCCTCGGTCTCGCGCGTCGGAGCCTCCCAGAGTCCCGCAATGCCCGCCAGAACCTTACCGAGCGCCGATTCCCACGCTTTGTTGCGGGTTTTGGTGTAGGAAAGGTAGGGCGTGATATCGGGAAGCAGCGCCACGTATTCATCCTTGAGCCCTTTGCTTGGATACGCAATCCCAAGCCGATCTAGCTCAGCTTGAATCTCCTTGATGGTCAACCGGACCTCCGGCTTCTCAATCAGCCATGGGCCGAAATCGGTAGCGGTCAGGTATCCTCGGCGAAGCTCGAACCACTCAGGCGAGCGTTGCGCGCAAAAGTGAACTTGGCAGTCGGGCGGGTTCATGCTAGCGGATCGGTGTTGATGTTCTTGACCACGACTGCCCATTTTGTGGGATTCAAAATCTCCGCAAGCTCTTCGTCAGAAAGCAGAGCGATGGTCATGGGCTTTTTGTGCCGGATGGCAAGTTCACCCTTTAGTTGCGCCTCGCTCACATCGTCCAATTGCATGAGCTCTTGCAACTGGCGCTCCAACTCAGCGCGGGGCGATAATGTGGGCGCCTCCGCTTTCTCAGCCGCCTTGTTCTTGAATGGATTGCTTGCGGGTGCCGATGCCTCGCGGCGATTGGGTGGAAACGCTTCGTCCACTGTGATCTCGCCATCCTTGATCGCCGTTTTGTATCCGGTCAGCGTCACAAGTTGCTCAACTCCGATGTCCTCAACACCCTTGATGCCGAGGGCAGCGAACGCGCGAGGGCCGTCAACGCCGATCCGCGCAAGCCATCCCATCACCGCGTCCCGGCGTTTTGTGAACGTCGTGGCGTCACCGATGGCAACTTGCCGCGCCATTTCTTCCAGAGCCTTACAGAGCCCGCGAGGCACGACCTTGAAGACGGCATCCCGGTAAGCCTTGGCCGCCGCCGCCTTCGCGACGACAACGCGCATCCGCTCATCGTAGGGCTGCCCGTTGGCTTTGATGGTAGATTCCACGACTTCAACCGTGGCCGCGACGTTGTTTTGCACGTCGTGGCAGAACCCGCGAGCCTTCACTTGGCGCTCGGTTTGCTCAATGATCATGGTCCCGACTCGGATGTTTCCGTAGCAGGACGCCACGATTTCAGCCATGCGGACGGACATGCCCTCCGCGACTTTACCGCCGCCCACTGGACGCCGGTAAATGCAGCTTTCGGCGGTCTCTTCGTCCATGCTGACCATCTCCGTGGCCGTCGCTTTGAATTGAGCGATGGACCGGGGATAGCGTTTGGCGGTCGCAATCTGAACGTCGATTTCGGCCCGTTGCAGGGATTCAACGACACCCAACGGCATCACGTCTGGCGTTTCGATTGATTGAGGAAGGTCTCGTGCGCTCATGATGCCAGCGCCTCCGCCGCCTTTGCTGCCTCTTTGGAGGCAAACTCATCCCAAACGTGGCAAATCTCCTCTTTGCCTTGCGCCCTTCCGGCGGCGTGAAGGAATGGCGCCAGCTTTGCAAACAAGTCGGCTACCTGAATCTCCATTTCGCCGTTTTCAGGCATGAAAGCAATCACCGAAAACCCGGGGGCCTCAATAGTGATGTCACCGCCATCGTCCTTGATGACAGTCCAGACAAGCCCTGCGGCCTCGAACTGGTTTTTGGCGAGACTCATGCTGCCATCCTTTCTTCCATCTCAGCCATGACAGCCTCGACCACGAGCGGGTCGTTTTCGGAAAGCGTTTCCGCGAGAGCCTCGCAAAACGTGAAGTAGGAATCCGGCGGAACAAAGTCCCCGGTAGTGACGGTTGACCCGTCAACGAGCTTAATGATTTCGAGCTTGGTTTTTTTCATCTTACCGGAGTTCGTTTAGGCTCGCAGCGGTGGAATGAATGCAGGTCTCTACAGCAGCGGACCAGCAGGCCCGACCAAGATCCTGAATCATGAGGGCGACTGTCTCTTGGGCGACCTCCGGCCCGGTTGCGTGAGGGTAGGACCACGTTCCGGGGCGGCCCTCCATGGTGACGGTGATTGCGTTTTCCGTCGATCGGACAGTGAAGACGCGTTGCGACCCTTTCGGGCCAATGGCTACCTTGGTTTCAACTGGCATGTTGTCTATTTACTGCGCTCCAGTAATTGTGCAAGTGCAATTCTTTCGCTTGCTCAGTAATTTTTCGATGGCATATTGCGCCATGCCCTTAATGGAGCAAGAACTGCCGAAAGAATGCCGTATGCCCCTTGAATGGGTGGAAATTGTCCACCTACGCCGCGCCGTGCGCTATCGTTGCCCGCTTGCAGTAAAAGCCCTGATGGCGGTGCGCGTGAAAGGCGCGAAAAAGTTGGGCGCGGATGGCGTTGCGGAGGCGCTGGCCGTGTCGCCGAAGACGATCTACGATTGGTCGTGGGGCAAGAACATCCGGCTTGCCGACTTCCTGGCGTTGTGTCGTCTTTGGAACGAGCATCACGAGGGTTGATCGCATGGCCGAGGCTCCCGTCGCCATCCATCAAGTTGCGGCTCCGGGCGGTGGTTTGATCGTCGTCCTGCCGGGGCCAGCGGCGCGTGCGGCGGGGATTTTCCCGGACTCGACCGGGCTCTACCTTGTGACGGATCAGGGAGGCGTGAATCTTGAAGAGTGCAGCGATCCCGACGCTGCGCGAGACTTTGCCAACGCCATCGCGGAAGGTTCCCGGATGTGGGGACGGCGGCGCGTGGCCGACAAGGGGTTTATCCGTGACCCGGCGCGACGCCATGAGGACGTGTTGGCCGCGATTGATCGCCGTATCTCACCCGACAATTTGGCCGACGTGATCCACGGACTCATGCACGCCAAAAAGATGGTGACCGTCGCCGGGGCCGCCATGGAGGTCGAGGACAACGCGGCCCGCAAGGCTGGAGCTGAGATGTATCTCGCCAATTTTGTCGGCACCCCGACGCCGCGAACCCCAATCGAAGGCGAGACGAAGCAGGCGCTCGGCCTCAACGAATTGCTCGACCAGCCCGCCGTTCGCGACCTTCTCCTAATGCGCCTGTTAGAGTACCCAGGGGCGCTTGATTCTGTGATGGCGAAACTTTCAGCCATGGGCATCGCGGGAACTTCTGGAAATTCCAGCAACGCCTGATTCTTTCAGCGTTGACAAAGCCGTCGACTGGAATCAGGTTGAGCCTCGCCGCGTAGGTTCCCCGTCAGGAACTCGGCAGTCGAAAACCAAAACAAAAAGGCCCCCGTGCGCGTCCGTGACGGGACATTTGCGCAAGCGGGGGCCTCCGAAGTATGCAAGCAACTAAACGACATCCCGGCGATGTCAATGGCGGATTCACGATCGAAGACCCGCTTTTGTTCCTTCTCCCCGAGTCGCCGTCTCCTCGGCTGGCTTGGTATCGGACCCACCGAATCCGCGTCGGTGAGGGTAAATGCGGCGGCATCGAAGCTCTCGGCAGCTTTGCTAGAAAGACCAAGCCGGGGTTTATCGCGATGAGTGCCCACGGACGCGATGAGGACGAGGCTGTCACGAAACTGGCGAAAAAGGCCGGGGTGCCGCTTTGGTTCGAGGAAGAGTTCGCATCACGGGGAGGGCTGGAAGCATGATTGAAGGAGGCCAGGTAATCGCGATGGCTGGAATCACCGCTCTGGTGATCGCGTGGAGGATTATCCAGTGGATCCGGCACGAGCAACGGCGCGCGATCCCATTTACTGCCGCAGACGAGCGTAGAATGAGAATGTTGGAGGATCTCGGTGCCAACTGCAAGGCCACCTACCGCCCATGCGACGGGTGCATGAACGGGTGCGGATGCTACGGAAAAGAATCATGACTGACCTATGCCCAAAACATTTTGACGACCCGGACTTGACTGATGGGTCGTGCCTTGGCTGCGAACTCGTTCGCATTGAACGCGAGCGCGACGAACTCCGGGCGCTCAACGCAAACGGAGCCCTGGCGTGGGATCTCCTGCAATCGCAACTGTCGGCGACGCAAGCCGAAGTGAAGGAAGCCCGGGCCCTTGCGGAGCACAACGCACAAGCCCTGGCCCGCGCCTTGATTGAGCTTCGCCGCGAACAACCGGAGGCCGACCTATGACCGCCCACTACTGCCCTTCCTGCCTCGTTGCGTGGCAGGACCACCAATGCCTCGCCACAACATGCGCCGAACTCAAAGCTGCCCGCCAAGAGGCCGCGGAGCTTCGAGAAAAGGTCGTGGAACTCCGCGCGTTGGTCGATCAACTGACATCGGCAATCGAGGCGAATCCTCAAGTGATGGCGTGGGAGGGCGAGTTTTGAGCTGCCCGCGATGCTCCCGCCCGATCGAGGCGAACGAACTCACATGGCCCTCCGCAAAAGGGGCAGGCACCTACGACATCTGTCAGGACTGCTGGGAGGACCAGTGCGACCGTGAGTGGTGGTTGCGCCTTGATTTGCAAGACGTGCTCGACTCCGCCAACCAGCCGGAACCCGGGGCAACGGAGCGGCTTCAGTCCATCATGGCCGCGTGGGCGGCCAAACATTTGTGACGCAACCCCGCGAAGTTTATCAAATTCCTACCCGCCGTGAAAACACTTGCGCCCCGTTTGTTGTCATGCCAGACTGACATGCACAAAAAACGCCGCGCAGGACTCGTAATCCGTAACGCGGCGTTCTTTGAAGTTCCGATGAAAGAAGAACTATCACACCCCGTCGGGTGCGTCAAGCGCACGTTTGCGTCCTCTAGCCTCCAATACGGAAGGGAGGGCGCATGAGTCAACCGAGTCACACTCCGGGGCCTTGGCGGGCGATAATCGACGCTGGTATGGTTGTAAGTGAATCGGCGCATGATGTCGTGTGCCAATGTCACGGGAGCTATTCCAAGGATACCGTCCGATTCATTGACGCCAACGCCCGACTAATCGCCGCCGCGCCGCAACTTCTCGCCGCGCTGAAGCTTCTTGTCAGCAATGCTGCGACATCACCGTCAACGTCGGAAGGGGTTAAACGGTTACGCACGGCTGTAGACGTGGCCCGCGCCGCAATCGCCGCCGCCGAACCCGAGGCCCCGCACCGTGAGGCCGCAGAGCCCGTCCTGTCTGATACCGGGAGGGAGCCATGAAGCGGTTCACCAACACCGACAAGTGGGATGACTCTTGGCACGGCAATTTAAGCAACGTCCACAAGTTGGCGTGGAGCTTCGTCAATGACCGATGCAACCAAGCTGGGATCATCGAATTGCCAAACTTCCTTTTTGCAGGATACCTTGGCGACTCGACTTTCACGATGGAGGCGTTCGCTGAGATCGCAGGTAAGGAGCGCCTTGTGAAACTTCCGAGCGAGAAATGGTGGCTTCCGAAATACATCGGCTTCCAAAACGCGGGTGGTCTTTCCGCTCTTAAGAAGCCCCACCAGCCCGCTATCAGGCTGGTTCTCAAACATCACCTCCCGGTGTTGATTGGTAACGATTCCAAGGGTACCTATTCGATTCATAATCAATGGGTAATCGAAGGCTATCCGAAAGGAATTGAATACCCATCGAGTTCGAACGTTTTAGGAATTCGATTCGAATCGAATTCCTCCGAAGAAAGAGATAAGGAAAAGGAAAAGGAAAAGGAAAGGGAAAGGGAAGAAGGACTGCGAGGTGATGGGTTTCTTGACTTCGACTTGGAGCTTCCACCGTGTTGCGCCCTGAACATTGAGCCCACCACGGACGAGATCGACGCGGCTCGGCGACACGATCCGGTTGCACCCCTCGTCAAGCAAACCGGCCTGACCCGGGACCAGATGACGGCCTACATCGCGACGTTGAACAGCGGCGCAGAGAAGTTCACCCCGGAGTCCCTCCTTCTGGCCTACGCCAACGAACTGACGCAACGAGAGTATCGGGTCTATCGCGGGGGCATCGGTCAGCGCACGGCACCATTGGTTTCGCTGAATTCGTTTCGGACGGATTGCGAGCGGTTTGTGGATCTTGCCCGTAAGAGGCCGGAGATGAACAAGCTGGTGCCCAAGGAGGTCGCCGCAGCATCCCACGTTGACCTCAAAACGCCTCCCGCGTTTCACTGGCAAAGGGCGGCGGGCATCTTGAACGGCACTGGGGTAGAAACCGCCGCAGTGTGGTCGAGCCTGCCCGAATCTCGGCGGAGGATCATCGCAACCAAAGGGGCGGATGCGCTTGCGCATCCCGAGAAATACGCCAAAGCCGCACGAGCATGAACGCCCATCCTTCCGAGTTGGCGCTGGTTGCCCTGGCGCTGCGCGATGACACATGGCTGGATCGGTTCGAGGAGGACCGGATTGAGTTCAGCGGCACTGTTCGACGTGTGGTCGAGACCATGCACGGGCTCAAAGCAAAGCACGGATGCGCCCCAGATGTTCCGGCTTTGCGCCATGTACTGAAAGACAACGAGGCGGCGCTTTCGTTGATCGAAGACGCGCGATGCACCGACGTTCAGTGGGCGGCCTACGACATGCACCGCGACGCCGTGCGGGCCGAGCGAATTAAGCTGGCGGTGTTCGAGCTGACGGCGCGATATGGCATCCTCAACGATCCGTTTGCGGTGGACGACCCTGAGACCGTCGTGGAGCGACTCAGCGCAGACATTGCACGGCTTGCGGAATCTCTCGCTATCGGCAAACGCGACACAGTCCAAGACGGGCGTGGCATGGTGATGGCCTATCTGGACGAACTGGAAAGCCGGTCCAAGCAACCGATTTCCACTGGATTCCAAGAGGTTGACAATCTGACGGGCGGCGGATTCCGACCGGGTCAAATGATCATTATCGGGGCCTATACCGGCGTTGGAAAAAGCGCCCTCCTGACCGCGATGGCGTCATGGATGACCTCGCAAAAGAACTACACGCCAGGGATAAAGCCTGCCGTGCCGGTGCTGATCATCTCGATTGAAATGACGGCGGGCGAGGTTGAGGCTAGGATCTTGGCCCGGGAAACCGGCATCCCGATGGAGACGTTGATGTCGATGCGCAAGATTGAGGAGATGGAAAGCTGGCGCCAAAAGTCCCTACTCGCGCAGCAAAAGGAGCACTCCGAGAAAGCGACGTTGTTCTGCGATGATTCGCCCGACACGAACGCGGGGCGCCTGCGCAGCATGATCCGGCGCCAAGTCCGCATCAATCACGTCCGCGTGGTTTTTATCGACTACATCCAACTCCTTCGCACCGACCGGCGCGAGAACCGCGTTCAAGAACTCGACGACCTATCGCGCGAGCTAAAGGTGATCGCGAAAGAGCTAAACGTGACGATCATTTGCCTGGCGCAGTTGAGCCGATCGGCGAGCAAGGACGACCGCAAGCCAAGGTTGTCAGACCTCCGCGAGTCCGGTGGCTTGGAGGCAAACGCGAACATCGTCATTCTCCTAAGTCGGAGATCGCCTGAGGAGGGCGAGGGCACCTACGAGGATACCGGGGTCATGCCGCTGTTGCTTGACGTGGCCAAAAATCGGGCGGGGAGAATCGGAGAGGTCAAACTTGGATTCAACGGCGAAACCATGGACTACGAGGAACGCGCATGACGAACCCACCCGACTGGCTCAACCAACAACTGAGTGGATGCCCCACCAGTGGAGGCGGAGTGAACCTTTGGATCTACGGCATGGCCGGAAAGTTGAAAGCGTTCATGTCCCACGACCAAGCCAAGCAGGTTCTGCGCAACGCAGTGGCTGGTTGCGGGCGCCAGGTACGTGACTTTGAGATTGACCGGGCTTTGCAACGATCCGAGGCCCTGAAGCTATCCTCGGACGGCTACGAGCAGTTCACGACGGCAGACTCAAGTCTCTGTGCTCAAATCGACGACCGATATGAAATCAGCGGGGCGGATTTCATGGATCAATCGCCGATTCAAATGGACGGACAGGCAAGGACGCGAGCGATCCTTCGGAGGTTGTTCCGGCCCGACGAGACGATTTGCTTGGCCCG